CCCCGTCTCATCTTCTCTGCGTGAAGTAGTTTAGCTCCTGATAGAGCTTCTTTAGTTTTTTGTTTGTCAGCATAAAGTTTTCCTGCTGTCTTTAATCCCATACCTAATAAATTTAACCACATATTAAATAGTCCAAGGTAAGTATTTAACTGTACCTTCCTCTCTTCTAGCTTTAAGCCATTGGTTTCTATTATCATTAGTTGAATAGCTACAATGAATCCATCCGCTTGTAGGTTCTCCTTCACGATAGAACTCAAGGATTCCCTGATCTATCTCTAAATTATTTTTTATCCATATAGCTAAATTTAAATTATCTACACCTGGTATTTCAAAGTCTGCTGCAGCAGCACCATCGTCTGCTACGTGTTGACTACTAACACTACTACCTATTTCTACACATAATTGTGCGCATCGAAATCCACTGGATATAATAAGGGGTTTGTCAAAATGAGAACGTATTGGTTGAAGCACATTTACTGCTAGTGCTTTTATGTTTTCTATTTGAACAGGATTAGGATTATTATTAATACCTTTACGTTCAGCAACTTGTGATTTGCAAAGCTCGTCAAGAGTTATGTTAGCTGTAAGTTTCATTTATTATAATATATTTTGACTTTTAATTTTTTTTGCTCGTCTGTCAATCCTCTATTTATTAGTGTTCCTGCTTTCCTTTTGTAAGTATCTTTGGGAGTATATTCTGATTTTCTATAATTTGCACTCTTTACATCGTAGGCTTGATACTTACCTGTGGTTATATCTAGGACTACCATATCTATTGGTCCTTTACCCATAGCAGGTACAAACACAATCTTATTGGGGTCTTTCGCAAATTTAGCTTGAGCAATGAGTTCATTATATAATCCAACAGAAGCTGTCTGTCTGCGTCTAGCCATCCATTTTAAAAAAACCTAAAATGACCGCAAGTGTGCCACCAATAATAACTAGGAAATTTATAACACCTTTTCCTTTGTTCATATCAGAGTGTAAATTTTTTATATCTACCCTCATTTCATCTATAGCTTTAAATAAAGTTTTCATGCGTTCAGCACATACCTTTTCATGATATGATATACGAACACTATTGTTTTTTTCTGCGTACTCTTTAATTTTCTTTTGTGCATTTGCACTTGCAGACAATTTTTTTAATTTTATTTTTGACATAATTTTTTACCTGTTCCCAAAATTTTGTTACTTCTTCTAAAAATATTCCTATCATTTTATCCATATATACTCCTATGATTCTTCTGTTTCTACGCATTTAAAATTAACAACTATTTTATTTACATCTACTAAACTATTATCTAAACTATTAATTATTTTAATAGATCGTAGATAACCTGCACTAGCACATTCTGACCAAGAATTAAATAAAAAACTATCATTTAATTCTGGCAAACAATTCAAGTGTACAACTGAACAAACCTTTAAAATTAATATAAACTTCATTTATTTTAATTATCAAAAATATTAATAAATTTATATAATTTTTTTAAAGAGGTAGACAAGGTGGTTGCCTACCCCAACTAACAATCTATCATTGTTTAAACCAAGCTGGTAGTCCTAAATGCTTTCTTCGATCATAAATATTTTTATCAGCATCTTTAGATTTTTGGTTATTATAATGTAAGAAAACTTGACAACAATCATTACCTTGAAATTCTTCTCTCCAATGTTCTAATTCCATACCTCTATAAACCAACATATCTCCTGGTTTTAAAATAACTTTAGTTCCTTTGTTTTTACTAAATGAAGTTATTTTTTTATTATCAGGTATGCCTACGTTTTTTTTTGGTTCTAAATAAATACACCAAGGATCGCCACCAAGATTTAAAGTTGTAGATATTTCACAACTAAATCTATCTTTATGTCTATGTAATACATCTCCTGTCTTATATATTCTTGCATACGAATAAGTAGGATTTAATTTAAGTCCTGTTTTTTTTTCCATTACAGGTAAAGTTCTTATTAATAAAGTTTCCATAGCTATGTCTGCATAATGAGAATAGGTATTAGGTACTTGTTGATCTGACCAAGTACCCCATTCTTCTGTGAATTGAGATATATATCTTTCATCAAATAATGTTCTAGCTACCTGTCTTTTCATTAAAAAATAATTATAAACAAATGTAGCTATATCTTTAGGCACAGCTTCTTTAATAACTATATATTTATTTTTTTTAAAGCTCATTTAATACTCTTTTCTTTTGATATTGCTGTTTCAACAACTTTAATATTCCAATGTATAAATCTAAATGGTTCTATTCCAGCATCAACTGCAAACTCGTGTGGAACATAACCTGGAAATATAATCATCGTTCCTGGTTGTGGTTTATAATGAACTTGACTTGTACCCATTGTAATTTGTGATTGATTTTTTAAAGGTAACTTTGTCATTTCTGCACCAGGTCTTGTTTCGTGAAAGATAGGGTAAGATGTTTTTTCACTACACTTTAAAAAATAAAATCCCGACACGTGTTGATTCCAATGTTGATGTGTAGAGTGATGACCACCACCTCTACTACTAAATTCTTGTACCCAAAATTCTGTAAAGTGTAGGCTTTGATTTTTTAAATCAAAACCTTGCCAATCTAAAAACTCATAAGATCGTTGACCAATAAAATCTACTAAATCTTTTGCTTTTAGGTCTTGTGAAAAACTTTCACTATGATTAGATAAACCAAAATCTCCTATTTCTTTTTTCCATTTAGGATCATTCTTTAATTTATCTTTTAATAATTTCTGACTTTTTTTTAAATACTTATCTGTTAGTTTAATTGCACTTTTCAAAAACATTGGAGCTTCTGCAATCCATATTGGTGTTTGAAAATAAAACGCAGATTTAAAATCTACGTGTCCTTTTGGTTTAGGTAATGTACTACTACCACCTTGTTTTATATCATTCATATTATTTAAATGGATAACCTAGATTCCATATCACTAGACTGTTCCTTTCTCCTTTAGTTATGGGTTTGACTCTATGCCATACAAATGAAGGGAATATAACCAAAGAGCCTTTTGGTAATATTTCTGTACACGTTCTTATGTTAGGTTTTTTATCAGGATCTTCATTTCTTAAATCAAACTCTAACTCTCCACCTTTGTATTCTTTTGGATTTGTTAATGTTACAGTTACAGATAGTTTTCTTATTTTACCTTTTATAGGTCCTTCTTGCATATAAGGTTTATCCCAACCATCACAGTGCCAATCATAATACTGACCTTTTTTATATATAGTAAATTGACAAGACTCTGACCAATCCCATTCAAAGTTCCAACCTGCATTTTTATTTGCTTCATGTATATAGGGTTGTATTTCTTTATAAATCCATCTGTCGTTCATCCAGATAATATTAGAATCTCTTTTCTTTTGTAAGTCTTTTACTTCTTCTTTGTTAAGAGGATTTTTACTTAAATCTCTATCTCTACCAAAGCCACCTGTAATAGCCATAACTTCTCTTTGTTTTTCTGCTTTACCATATTTAACAATTAGATCACATATTCTTGGTGGTATTGCAGATTTAAAGTACCAATAGTAATTAGATAAATTCATAATTAATAGTTAATATTGTATTTAATTTTTTTGATTTGTTTTCAGTAAACATATATTTTTGTGTAGAAGGAAACATTATAAATTCATTATTTTCTATAGGTAAATGCCACGTTCTATTTTTTCTTCTATTATCATCATATTCAATAATACACTCACAAGAATCTTGTTCTACATCTACACCATAGATTAAAGTATAATCTGGTGAATTAATTAAATCTACAGGTTCTATTTGACTTCTTAAAAAAGATTGTTCTTTAGGGTGCATAACATTTCCAAATATATTTTTTGCAATTAAAGTAAAACCATAATCTGTTTTAATATTATCTCTTAAATAATCTTGTAGCCATTGTAAAGGTTTTGAAAAAGGAACTTTATAATCTTTGTATGAGTAGGCTTGAGAATTATTATTTATTCTTTTTTCATCAAGATAAGATGTAATGATATCAGTTTTAATTTTATTTCTATTAATTTCAAAACCTTTTGGTAAATCAACAGAACCATAAATTAAATTTATTTTTGAAAGAACCACCTCTTTCATAAATGTTATATTTCCTCTTTATCCCAACTTTGATTAGATTCATTCCACACATAATAATGTGTATCTTGTTCTTCTTCAGATATTGTAGGTTGATCTCCTATTGGGGATTGCCATCTTGCTTCAGATATATTTAGAACCCAACTAGCATAAGGTTTTTTATTAATAAAAATATCATTATCTTCATCATAAATCATACCTATAGCTGCGTAGTTACCTCGTAAAGGTGTTCCACCTAATTTATGTTGTCCGTTAAATGTATTAAAAGAAGTTTGTTTCCATAAAGGGTAATTGTGTATTCTTTCTAAAAACTGTCTACCTACTTCTTCATCTTCAACATTATTAGCATTTTTACAATCTTTATTAGCTACAACATTTACTGATATAACTTTGCTATTTATTCCTAATTTTGCGTAATGTGCCATAATATTTTCCTTATCTTATTTATTGAAATTTATATCTTATTATTACTATTCCTGATCCTCCTGCACCACTTGCTGAACTAGATCCTCCTCCTCCACCAGCTCCACCTGTGTTAGCTGTTCCTGCTGTTGCTGATTGAGATGGACTTCTAGATTGTCCTGATCCTCCACCACCTGGAGTTCCTGCAGCTCCTGGTGAACCTGTACCGCCTGCACCTCCTGCGTATTCTGTATCACTTGCATTTATAGAAGTATTAATATGTGCGCCACCTGCACCTCCTGTAGAACCAGCAGGACTTGGACCACCTGCACCACCTGCTCCTCCACCTCCACCTGAAGCTGAATCGTGTGATGGACCTGGACCTGGTCTTGAACTTCCACCATTATTACCTTGTGGAGGACTTACTGGGGGAGTATTACCTGATCCACCTGCAACTGCATTACTACCACCACCTCCGCCACCACCTGATCCACCATTAACACCTACTGATACTGGATTTCCTGAACCACCACCACCACCACCAGCTGATGTTATTGTACTAAAAACTGAATTTGAACCTACGTTACCATTTGCTGAACTTGGTTGAGCTGCTCCTCCACCTCCTACTGTAATTGGATAAGTTTGTACTGAAACAGGTAAACCTGAACAAGGAGTAGCTGCTAATGGACTTGCTGTGTAACCACCACAAGCATGTTTACCTTCTCTAAAACCTCCAGCACCTCCACCTCCACCCATATTACCATTATCTGAAGAACCTCCACTACCTGCTCCTGCTATAACTGCGTAAGAAACTTTTGCTCCAACACCTGTTCCAAACACATTAGTAACAGCAAAACAACCATCTCCTGTAAATGTATGAATTTTGTAATCTCCTGAAGTTGTTATTGTTCCGCCTGTTGCTGCAATAAAACCAGGGTTACCTGTAACATCAGAAGTTGAATCGTGAATATCTTGCCAACCTTTTGTGCCATCAACGTAAATTAAAGTTACTGATTGTGATTCTGTATTTAACTGACTATTAGAACAAACACCATTTATTTTTGAGCTGTTTCTACAAAGAGTTACTGAGTTTGTATCCCAAGTATTTGCATAATCTTTAAGTGCAATAATGTCTCCTGCTGATGGAGAACTTGGTAAGGTAACTGTTATTGCTCCTCCTGATGTATTAACAAAAAAACCATCTCCATTTACCGCAGTAAAAGGTGAAGTCTTTGCTGTTGTACACCAATCAACAGTTCCTGTTCTACCAGAAGATGCAGCTTGCCAACTTAAATCTGTTCCATCTGATGTTAATACTGTGTTAGCACCACCTTTAGTTAAAATTGCTGTAGCTGCACTAGAGTTACCATAAATAATACTTCCTCTACTTAATGCGTCTAATTTATTTAATTCTGTTGAAGTAGAAGTTGTTGTAACATCTTCATTTATTTTTGGTAAAGTTAATGTTTTGTTTGTTAAAGTCTGTACGCCATCTGTAGATACGTTTCCAGAACCATCAACTCCTGAGTAACTAAAATGTACTCCAATACCATCTGTGTTTGAGAATGTACCATTAGAAACTACATGAGTTACTGGAACTTTTGTATATCCACTTGCATCTGTTACAGCTCCTGTTACTTTAAATAAAGCAAAAGTTGCTGGTGTACCTTCTTTAGTAACAGTTACAATTCCTCTTGCAGTTCCATTAGATACATCATCCCAAGATTGTACAAAGGAAGATATATCAGCTCCACCATCATCTGCATCGTCTATATATAAAATTGAAACTGAACTTACAGTTCCATTATTAAAAGCTACTTTACCTGCACCAGGATCTGCATCTGAAGTAGAACTATTCCAAGTCATAGAAAGTTGTGAGTTTGTACCTGAAGCTCCTGTTGCACCTGTAGAACCAGTTGATCCTGTAGACCCTGTTGAACCTGTATCTCCTTTATTACCAGACCTTGAAAAATGTACTGATAGTTCGTCAGCAGCTGAAAAAGTATTATTACTTGCTACGTGAGTAACTGCTAGTTTGACATATCCTGAAGCATCTACAGAAGCACCCGTAATATTAAACCTAGCATAAGTTGATCTATCGTTAATGTCATAGATCATTAAGTTACCTCTAATCGTAGAGGTACTATCATCCCAAGTTAAAATATCTGTTGAAACTGTAACACCATTAG